ATAATCTATCGGGTCTATTCATTGAATAACCTCTGTAACCTCTACGTTTTAAATAATATAAAAGTCTAGGTTTATTATTTTCTGCGAGTATTGGCATACCGTAAAATACTAATGCCATTAATACATCTTCAAAAAACATTTCAGCTGTATCAGGTCTTGCAATATATTCTAAAAAAAATGTATTTGGCGGTGCATCTTCCATGCTAAACTTAGTTAAACCATGTAAAGCACCTTTAGAACCTTTATTGTCAACAGTACCTGATATATCATAACTATCACAGCCAAAAGCACCTATGTGTTCATTAGCTGGTAGTTTTTTACCATTTTTTAATATATATCTATTCTGCAAGCTTACTGGTGGCACCCATGATAAATTAAACCTACCTGTTTCGTCTGGATAAAATCTAACGTTTGTATCTTTAATACCATTTTCCCATACAAAACTACCTTTTATAGGTTTTGCCTGCATTTCATTATAATCAATTTGCTCGTATATTTTTACTAAGTTAAATATACTGTTTTTAGTTTCATCTCTGAAAGCATGTTCTTCAGTTCTTGGAAACTGTCTATAATATTCGTTTAAAGCATCTTGATCATTTTTTAACCCATCCGCTTCATTTTGCCAGTGCGCAATAACTCCTGTATCAATGAGATCGTTATGAGGACCATATACTTCTTCCTTAGGATTTTCAAATACAGGTATCCCGTATTCGTCAATAAAACCTTCATAGTTCCACTCCATTGGAATAAAAAAAGAGTACAAACCCGAATTAGTTTGACCATTTCTGTTTCGTTTAGTAACATCTGAATTATAATATAACTTTTTAAAATTATCACCACCCTTGTCTAACGCATTACACGTTGATCCCATCATACATTTTCCTATAATTCTACTACCTAATCGTAAAGTAGTTTTTGTTACACGCCAGTTATTTAGTATGTTATCTGGTCTTTCCCACTTACCAGATTCATCATGTACTAATAGTTTTAGCTTTTCACCATCATAACTGTTATCACCTGTGTTTTTCCAGTCTATCGTTGTGTCAAGACCTGTTAGCTCTTCAGGTTTATCATTGCTTGTTATTTTTCTTCTTGTAAGTTTTGAAGCTGGCACTCTATAAGCTAACTCTGTTTTTGGTCGATCCATACCATCTTGGATCGGTTTAAAAAAGAAAGGATAATTAACTGATATTGGTACCACCTTGTCAGTAAACATTTTTTTAGCATCAGCACCTGATTTAGATAATATACCAAATCTTGCATCGCTTGATATTGTAGCTAAATTAACCGTTTCACCTGAAGCCATAAATGAAAAGCCAGATCGTCTGTTTTTAAGGTAACACATACCGTAACATCTACTATCAGCTTTGCAAGCTTCCCAAAATATATAAAATAATCTATTTGCTTCTCTAAAATCAGGTTTACCTACATCTATTTTAGACCATTGGAGATACATATAGTGAGTACCGCTAATATAAGTAGCAACACTCTTGTTATAAAACCAGAAACCTCGTTCTCTTCTTTGAAATTCATCTTCTATGTAGTCTATATATTTTTCTTTAAAATTAGCTGGATAATCTCTCCAGTCAAATATTGTTTTTATTTGATTTAATTCTTTTGGATATGGTGTAACTTGCCATTTATTATTTTCAAACTTATGTACTTTTTTTGGCTGTTTAGGTAATGCTATTTTTAAATTTTGTATCTCGTATACTTCACCTATTGTACCGTCTTTAGATATAACAACAACATCATGCTCTTTATTATATCCATATTTCCATTTCTTACCTTTATTTAACCTTTTGATAGTATTTTCACGTATAGGTTGTATAACCTTGCATAAGCTTTGTTCGTACATTACTTAGATCTTCTTTCTGCAAATCCACCAAAAGACTCTTGCTTAGTTTCTTTTACAACACCATCAAGCATCGCTTGTTCAGATTCAATACGGTTAAGTATTTCAAAAGCATCGAATATGGCTAATTTTTTTGTAGCTGCAGCATTTTTTAATCTATCAGCTGATACATCATCTTCAGTTTCTACTATAGGTTCTTTAGCAACCTTAACTAACTCATCAACTGCTCTGTAACCAGCTTGGATTATATTCTTTTTCTTGTCCTTTGTATTCATATTTAATTTCAATAAAAATGTTTGGAACTCTGTATAATCTATCTTTTCCTATGATAAACTCATATTCAGCTGCTTGATTATAACCTACTAGTTCACCTTCTTTAAAGTTACCGTCAGAATATTTTACAATACCTATTTGATCAGCTTCAGATCCATCTTCTTTCTGTATAGGTTTTATAAATGAATAACCTGGTAAAGCTTTCCACTTCACTATTTTTTTATAAGCAAAAATCTGATCAATACTAACTTTATACAAATCTTCTTTTATATAACTGCTAGAATTACGCTCTTTACCTCTCGCGTCATGCCATCTTCTAAAAACATTGTGATGTATAATAACTTCATCACCTTCTTCAATTGGTGTTTTAAACTCTGAAGGTAAACCTACAATAACAGCCTCACGACTTATATATTGATGGTTAAATATTTCAGAGTTTAAAATAATTTCTTTATCACCAATTTTCTTGGTATTATTATATCTTT